CCTTTGGCGGCGATCTGACCCTCGCCGAAGTCCGCCGCTACACGATCAATCTGCACAACCTGGGGCCTCTCGAGTAATGGGCCGCAAGTGTTCCACGTGCAACCACCCAGAGCGTGACCAGATCGAGCTGGCACTGGCGAACACTCGCGCACGTATCGGCGGCGGTGTGCAGCAAGTTGCGGCGAAGTGGGGGATCTCGCGTAGCTCGCTGCGCTGGCACGTGGATCACCACATGACGCAGGAGCAAGTCGCGCGCCTGCGCTTGGGAATGCCGGATGCTATCGACGCCAATATCGAAGAGATCATCCGGCGGGAAGGTGAGGGCGCGATTCTCGTGTTGCGTGACCTCAAGGAACGATTCAAACGCCGCGCGGATTTCCTCGAAGAAATCAAGGACCTCGAAGGATCGCGCAAGGAGCTGGCCGAGCTGGCGAAAGTCTCGCGCGACCTGATCCTCTATGCGGGGCTCATCCCCGGCCGCAAGACCGTCACGAACAACAATCTAGTCATTGGCGACGGCGCTGCCATCTTCCAGATGGTGGCGCGCGTCCTGAACTCCGCGACCAACATCGACCAAGCACGCATGCTGTTGGCAGATGAATACTGCAAGATTGCGGATACGCCTCCGCAGCGCGTGCTGGAGCATATCCTGTGACCGCGGCGCAGCGGTTCAGGCGCACCGAAGCGTGGCGGGTTTCGCCGGTCAAGATGATGGCCGATGCAGGCTTCAATCCGGACCCGCACCAGGTCGAGCTGCTGCTGTGTAGCGACCCGCAAGTACTGGTGAAGTGGCCGCGCCAGTCGGGGAAGTCGCAGACGTGCGCGGTCAAGGTGCTGCACCAGATCTGTTTTGATCCAGGTGACGTCGTCATTCTTGCCGGTGAAAAGCAGGCCCAGGCGCAGGAGGTCTACGAAAAGGCCATGGAAATGCACTCGATACTGAGTGAGATAGGCGACCTCCCCTCTATCGAAATGCGCACATCGGAAAAGGCGGAATTCGCAAACAAGGCTCGCATCCTGGCCTGCCCTTCAAGCGTGCCATCGATCCGCGGCTATGCAGCCAAGCTGGCATTGATTGACGAGGCAGCGTTCACCGGCGACGACACGCTCGCCAAGGTGGCACCGATGCTGGCGGCTACGGCGGGCCGGCTGATCTGCCCCTCGACACCGAACGGGGACCGAGGCTGGTGGCGCGATGCATGGAAGTCTGACGACACGGCCTGGCGGCGCCTTACCGTTTCGATTCACGACTTGCCGCGACTGAGTGAAACCGAGATTGCCAGGCAACGATCGCTGCTCACGCCGAATCAGTTCAGGCAGGAGTTCTTGCTGGAGTTCTTGGACACCGACCTGCAGTTCTATTCGACCGAAACCATAAGGGCTGCACTTTGCGACGAGATCGTTCCATTGTTCGAACGTTTTGCGGAGGCGGCATGAGCGGCATGATTATTCCCCGCATCGAATTGTTCGTAGGCATCGATATGGGGCAAGTCAACGATTCGACGGCAATTGCCGTCATCGAGCGTACCCGCCACGTCCCACGGGAGAACCTGCATTTCGGACTGGTCGACCAGGCAAGGGAAGAAGCGAAATCGATACCTCTTCGGCTAGATCTTGTGCACATGCACCCAATCCCGCTCGGAACGAACTATCCGGCACAGCGTCGGATCATTACCGAGATGTTGCACACGCCAGAGCTTCGCGGGGTGCCGGTATACGTCGATACGACGGGCGTCGGCCTGGGTCCTTTTCAGTTCCTTAAGGAGGAGGGGCTGCGCAACCTACACGGAATCAATATCACCGGCTCGACCGGCCCTGCGAAGAAAACGCCACAAGGGTGGAACGTGGGCAAGGCCGAGCTGGTCGGTGCAGTGCAGATTGAAATGCAGACCGGCCGCTTGCGGATCGGTAGTCGCATTCCTTATGCGGACGTTCTGGTGCACGAGCTCAAAGAGTTTCGGGTACGTCAAAGCGCGGCGGGCCATCTTTCATTCAACGCGCGCGAAGGCCAACACGATGACCTTGTGCTCGCGACTTCATACGCGGTATTTGGCGCGTTGCGCCCGACGCCTGTCCATTCTCTCAACGTGAGATTCGCCACATGACCACTGACTATACCCATCCCGAATACGATGCATTCCTGCCGAAGTGGACCAAAGTGCGCGACGCGTGCGCGGGCGAGGAAGCCATCAAGGCAAAGGGCGTTACCTACTTGCCCGACCCAGGTGAGGCAGACACGGACGCCAACCTGCGCGAGCGCCGCTATCGCAACTACGTGCGCCGCGCGTGCTACTACAACGCAACCGGCCGCACGCTGTCGGGTCTCGTAGGTGTTGCCTTCGCCAACTGGCCGCAGATCTATGTTGGCCCGGCAAAAGTACTGCTCAGTGATGCGAGCGGCTCAGGCGTGGGTCTCATAAATCAATCCCAGGGCGTGCTCGCCAACGTGTTGCAGACGGGACGCTCAGGACTCCTGACTGACTTCACCCGGATCGAAGAGGCCGACCGCATTCGGCCGCGCACGGTTGCGCAGGTAGAGGCGGCAGGCGGGCGCCCGTTTATTTCCCCCTACGAAGCAGAGCAGATTCTGACATGGGAAGTCACCGACCGCGGCGCGCTGTCCCGAGTAGTGCTCAGGGAGAGCCACACACAGTATGTCGGCGGCCAGGTGCAGTACGTGCCCCAGCTGCGCGAACTGATTCTGATCGAAGGCAAATACTGCATCGTGATCTGGCGCCGGTTGACGGAGAAGGGAGCGTTCATCGAGACAGACAGGATCCAGACTTCGCGCGATTTCATCCCCTTCGCTTTCATCGGCGCGACCAACAACGACGTCACGCCCGACAAGCCGCCACTGCTGGACTTGGCGGACTTGAACCTGCACCACTACTGCAACAGCGCCGATTACGAAGAATCGGTTTTCCTCATGGGCCAGCCGCAGCTGGTGGTGACGGGGATAGACGAGGAGTGGAAGGAGAAGGCCGGGACCATCTCTATCGGCGCGCGCGCTGCGCTTGTGCTGCCAGTGAACGGCGATGCCAAGATTCTGCAGGTTGCCCCCAACACCCTGGCGAAGGAGGCCATGGACGCGAAACAGGAGCAGATGCAGCAGCTCGGCGCCAAGCTCCTGGCCACCGGTGGGACGGCTATTACCGCGACGCAAAGCGCGTCGGAGACCAAGGCGACCTACAGCATCCTTTCCCTGGCCTGCGACAACGTCAGCGACGCCTACACCACAGCGCTGCAGTGGGCTGGCGTCTACGCGGGCGGAACAAGCAAGGCAGTGTTCGCGATCGACACACGGTTCAACGACCTGACCCTCGACGCAAATGCGATCCGCGAGACCGTGGCCGCTTGGCAAGCCGGCATCGTGCCCCAGAGCGACGCCTGGGCGGTGCTGCGCAAGCTCAACGTGATCGACCAGGGCAAGACGGACGCGAAGATCGCCAGCGAGATCGAAGGGCAGGGGCCGCAGCTCAATCTGGATGAGGCGGCGTAATGCCTGACCTGACCAATCAGGCGATCCGCCTGCAGGTCCTGCTGGAGCGGGTCAAGGCCGGCGAGGTGCGGGAGCTGGACAAGTTCCTGCGCGAAGTCGACAAGACCCTACGCGAGCGGCTCACACGCGGCGAGCTGACCGCTGTACAGCGCGAGCGCATCGAGGCCCTGATCGAGGACGTGCGTGCGGCGCTGGCGCCGCTGTATGACCGCCAGACGGATGCCTACCTGGCGCGGATGCAGGAGATGGCCGGAGACCTGGCCGACGTCGAGACCCGTACCCTAGCGGCGGCCCTGGACGGATTCGACGTGGCCACACCGACCGCGCAGACGATCCGGGCCGCGGCACTGACCTCGCCCCTGTCCGTGCGCGGCCCGGGTGGCGGCATGCTGCTGAACACGTTCGTCCGGAAGTGGGCCGAGGCCGACATCGAGCGAATCGAGGGCGTGATCCGACGCGGCTACTTCGAAGGGCAGACCACCGACCAGGTGGTGCGCGCCATCCGCGGCACGAAGGCCGCCAACTTCACCGACGGCATTCTCGCGGTCAGCCGGCGCAGCGCGCAGACCGTCGCGCGCACTGCCCTCCAGCATGTTGCGCACGTGGCGCGGCAGGAGACGTGGAAGGCCAACGAGGACATCGTCACCGGGTACAAGTGGGTATCGACGCTGGACGGCCGCACAAGCGAGCAGTGCCAGTCCCTGGATGGCCAGGTGTTTGAGGTCGACCAGGGGCCGTTGCCGCCGATTCACCCGAACTGCCGGTCGACCGTGGTCCCTGTGACCAAGACGTTCCGCGAGCTCGGGCTGAACATTGACGAGATGGCGCCTGGCCAGCGCGCATCGATGGATGGCCCTGTGCCGGCCGACCTCACGTATTTCGAATGGCTGAAGACCCAGAGCGAGGCCTTTCAGATCGAAGCGCTGGGCCCAGAGCGGACCCAGCTGTTCCGAGACGGCGGCCTGAATGCCGACGAGTTCGCGCGGCTGCAGCTGGGCAAGAATTTCGAGCCGCTTACCCTTGCGGAGATGCGGGAGAAGGCGCCGCTGGTGTTCGAGCGGGCGGGGTTGGACGAGTAGGCCGTACCAAAGGCCGTACCAAGCCGATTTTGAATATGGAGCCCCGGAAACGGAAAAGGGCTTCCATCACTGGAAACCCTTATCCTGTCTACGTTTCAGCGCCACCAAAATGGTGGCCGGGGAGGGAATCGAACCCCCGACACAGGGATTTTCAATCACAGTAAGGCCGTTTTTGGGCCCAGGGTTGAAACCCTTACAGGCCGCGCCATTTTCCGATAAACGGCGCATTTATCGCGGCTACTCTCTTGCGGACACTGTGAAACGTGGTACGGTATAGGCCAACGGAGAGCAACAGAAGCCATGCCGAAGCCCGTACCAAATGCCGTACCAAATACGAACCGGGGGCCCGATGAGGTCGGTTCATCGGCCCGTGTGTTCCTGGACGCCAAGACAGTCCCCGCACTCGCGGCCGGCCGCACCTATCGCGATACCGAGATCACCGGCTTCGCCTGCCGTGTTGGCGCCGCCTCTAGGCGTTTTTGCTTCCTCTACAGCCACAAGGGGCAGTCCAAGCGCGTCGACCTGGGCAAGTACAAGAACGCTACCTCGATCACTGAAGCCCGCGGCAAGGCCGCAGCCATTCGCAATGGCTTGGATAACGTTCCCGGCGGGTACGATCCCGCAGCGCAGCAGATCGCAGGCAACGAAGCCAAGCGCGCGGCAAAGAAGTCCAAGGCAGAGAGCAAAGCCGAGGCCCGGACAGTGGCAGAGGCTTGGGAGCTTTATCGCGCCGACATCGATGCGCGGGTCGGGGAGGACGCGCTGCGACCCTCGACCATCGTTAGCATCGAGAAGGCGTTCCGCCTGCACATCATCCCGCACGTTGGCGATATCGAGCTGCGCGCCCTGAGCTCGACTGACCTGGTCGAAATGCACCGGGCGGCCTCGAAGCCGACGAAGGCGAAGGCGGGCCAGAAGAGCACGGGCGGCAAGTACGCCGCCAACCGCGCGATCGACTACCTGAGCAGCATGCTCACCTGGGCGGTCGATCAGGACTGGATGCCGGCCAACCCAGCGCGCAAGGCTTCCAAGAAGCGCCACAAGGAGAAGGGCCGCGATCGATACCTGACGGATGGGGAGTGGACTGCGCTGGAGCGTGAACTCGACGCACGGCCTTTCCGCCAGCTGATCCCGGTCGGTAGCCGTGCGAAAGGGCGGCAAATGGAGGAGCGGACCCTCGAAGATGCCAGGCTTGAAACCTTCCTCTCTTGCGAGGCGATTCGCTTATTCCTGTTGACCGGATGCCGGAAGACCGAAGCACTGAGCGCCGAGTGGTCGCAGTTTGATCTGGACCGGGGCATATGGACCAAACCGAGCACCAGCACGAAGCAGAAGAAGGAACACAAAATTCCGTTGGATCCCCGCGCAGTCCAGCGCCTGCAGGCGATCCGTGCTTCGCACAGTGACCCCAAGTACGTCTTCCCCGCGCAGGAGCGCCTGGCGGTGATGCAGTCGGGCCGCGTGCCGAAGACGGGCGGACCGCAGAAGGATGTCTCGAAACTGTGGCGCACGCTGCGCCGAGACCTGAACCTGCCCGATGTTCGGCTTCACGACTTGAGGCATAGCCACGCTTCTGCGTTGGTCAACGATGGGGTCGACATCCTGAAGGTGAAGTCCCTACTCGGACATAGCACGATCCGAACCACTGAGCGATACGCACACGTCGCCGATGATCCGCTGCGCGAGGCGCTGGCGGTAATTGGCAAAAAGCATTCGGCACGCGCCGGATAACGCCCGCGGCCGGTGCGGTAACACCGGCGCGCGGACTTCCACCACCGTTCCACTGGAGAACAGCAAATGGCAACTCAGACTGTAACCGAAGCATTCGCAGCAGCAATGGAATTGGAGAACCCCGAGGATCGCGCCACCGTTGCGCGGTGGCTCACGCGCGCGACCCGTGCTGGCCTATGGCTAGATGCTGGCAGCATCCGCGAGGCCGGAGAAGAAAAAATGCGGGAGCTGTTGGACGGCGCGAAGGCATGAGTGCGCAGATCATCGCGTTCCCACCGATCCACCGCGCCCCGCCAGGCGAGTCCGACCTGGACCGCCATCGCCGCCGGTCGCGGGATGCGTTCCCGCTGTGGACTGATGCCCAGGTGGAAGCCCGGGCGCAGCGCATGACGGCGCTGTTGATCGGTGCACGCGCTGAAATTGCACAACTGGAGCGGAAGGGGATCTGACGATGGCCACAAAGAAGCCCCGCAAGTTGCAAGGCGTGCCGAGCACAACGATGGGCATTGAAGCGATACGCTTTGAAGACGCGGACATTCCGGGAATGCTGCACAACTTGGCGGGGCTTCTGGTTGGCGATGAGGAGACTCTGATCAGACTAGGGCGCATTGCCGCTGGGCGAGAGCTCATAGATGGTGAGCAGGTTTCTTTCGAAATCGACATGGCAACGATTGGAGCCCTAGTAGGGCGAGTGGCTACGTGGGCGGATGCCTCAATACGCGAGAAGAATGAAATCGCCGAAGATGCTGCCATCGAAATTCGGATGAGTCTGCGCGAGCTGCAGGCAGAGCGAGACAAAAAGCGCGATCCCGGATTTGCACGATGGGCGAATGATCCCAAAACCGCGGCCAAGGCAGGTGTAAAAGAACTTTTTATTCAGTGGCAGACCAGTCCAACTTGGGACGATGATCATCCGAACAACCCCCGCAAGGAACTGCGTACTGGCGCCGCATTCGCACGATTCGCACGCGATAGGGTTACAGCATTAGAAAGCGAAGAAAAGATATCGCAATGGATTCGGAAGTGGCGTAAGGAAATGCGAACCGTGTAGCTCAGTCCGGATTGAGTAGCTCAGTCCGGGACACAAGGTGATGCCTGTGTGACAGTCAACCACGAAGGGCGGAATTCCCGCCTGAATGTGATCGCCAAATGTCCCACACAAGTAAGCCATCGTCCCAATCAGACGCCAACGCCGCGGCGATCGCACGCGGTGAGTGGGTGCCGCTGAAAGACTATCTGCGGAAGAAAGGCTGTTCGCGGAGCACGTTCTACCGGCACAACAATATCGTGCATATCAGGCACCGGGGCCGCGTCTTTGTGTCCCGCACTGAATTGCCTGGTGTTCAAACGTGAGCACGAAGCGCAAGGCTGAACTTCCGCCGGCGCTCGATCCGCTGCTGACCGACGCGGACATCGCGCGCATCTACAACGTGAATCCCGGAACTCCGAAGGAGTGGCGCCGCCGATCGTCTGAATCGCGCCGGTTCGGCCCGCCTTGGATCGAGATAGAGAACGGCGGGTCGCGCAAGTTGATCCGCTATCGCCAGAGCGCCGTGAGCGCACATATCGAAGGAAAAGCCGCGTGACCGCCATCCCCACGATTGAAGAATTGCGGGCGCTGCCCCGCGCCGATGCTGACGCGGAGATCGCCACCCTGGCGATCACGTTTGCGGCCGCCTCATCTGAAGGCACCGACGAATCCATGGAGGAAGCCGGCGAACAACTGCAGCAGGTTGTCGCGCTGCGTGACCAACTGAGGGAAAACGCATGAGCACTGAATCACTGACATTCGAAGCGCTGGAACGGGCTGGCATAGATGCTGGCGCAGTATGGGATGCGGCATACGCCGAGATATACGAAGCGCTGGGCCGGTCTCACGACTTCGGCACCAAGGAACACTTTCGCAAGGAGCTCGTCCGTCTGAACCGACTGCATGCCGAGTATTTCGGTCCGGAGGCCGCATGAGCGCCAAGCATCCGACAAGGCTCACCCCTGAGCTGATCGCCCAAGTGGCGAAACTTCCCCGCGGCATTGCCGAACTGAAGAAAGCGCGTCAGGAGCTGCGCGAGCAGCGCGACAAGCAAGCACGCGAGCTGCGCGGCTTGCTTGATCACGCGGACGAGTTGCTGAAGGCGATGGATCTGGCCATCGATGGGTTACAGGCGTGAAGCTGATCGACGATCCGCGCTGGCAGGACCTCAAGGCCATGCAGGAATTGGCCGTGGATCCGCGCACCTATCCGATGGTCCTGCACTACCGGAACGAAGCACTGGCCGAGCGTTCGAGCTGCGATCCGGCAGACGAAGCCGCCTATGACGTGCTCGTCACGCGCTTTGCCGTCGCGCTCGAGCAGCAGCCTACCGGCGGCACCGCGTGACATCGAACAACGTCCGCGACTTGATCCCCGGCGCGACGATGAGCGATCGCGCGGCGCTGGCATTGGCCGCATGGCACAGCCTGATCGCCGGCGGAAAGCACAAGCCGGCCGCTGCTGCAGTAACCGCGTTCGAGTTTGCGGACCAAATGCTCGCCGAGATCATCAAGCAAGAAGGGTGGAAAGGTTGAACGACGCTGCGCAATACATCGAACACGGTTGGAAACTGTGCAAGATCCCGACAGGCACAAAGGGGCCTCGCGCGGGTGAATGGCAGAAAGAAGCCAACGCGATTAGTTCGGTGTCGGCATTCGCAGAGTGGACGCAGAACGTCGGGCTGCTTCATACCTGGTCGCGCACCTGCGCGCTGGATATCGACAAGTACCCTGAAGCGCGCGAGTGGTTGGCCGAGCATGGCATCCAGTTGGACGCGCTACTTTCAGCCGACGACGCGGTGCAGATTTGCAGCGGGCGCGAGGGTAGGGCGAAGCTCCTGTTCCGCGTTCCCGACGACATCGACCCGCTCGCGTTGCGTCTGGTCCAGATCAAGGACCCACTGGCGAAGGCGAGCAGCAGGGATGCCATGTGGCTTGAGTTCCGATGCTCGGCCAAGGGCGGCGTGACCGTCCAGGACGTGCTGCCGCCTTCCATCCATCCCGACACAGGCAAACCGTACACCTGGGGCGGCCTCGGCCACTGGCAGGAGCTGCCGGCGCTGCCGGCGCCATTGCTGACGCTGTGGCTCGACCACGCCGACCACGACAAGCCGCGTAAGGACCGTCAGCCGACCGGCCCGGGAACGGGCGCCGCGGTGCTCGACTTCGTGCGCAGGCTTCAGGGCGTGGGCTGCAAGCCATACCGCTCAGGCACCAGCTTTCGTTCGCACTGCCCCAAGCATGGTGGCGCCAGCGGAACCACTCTCAAGATCGACGAGAGCGCAGACGGCCAAGTGCTGGCCGATTGCAAAGCCGGCTGCAGCTTCAACGATGTGACCGCGGCCATGGGTCCGCGCGATGCGGCCGTGGTGCCGATATCGAACGCAGAGGGCGCCAAGCGAGCGAAGGAAGCCAAGGCGGCCGATATCGAGCCAGCGGTGAAGCTGAGCCTACCTTCCGTGCCACGTGACTTGCTGCAGCTGCCCTACGGCCTGGGCGTGTTCCAAGAGTGGATCCTCGGGTATCAGACCTACCCGAGCGCGGCGAACGCGGGCCTGACGGCCATTGCCACGCTGGCGCACTTCGCGATGGCGAACGTTCGCATCGATAGCCTGGCTGGACTGGGCCTCAATGAGCAGTACCTGGTGCTGGCACCGACTGGTGCGGGCAAGGAGGATCTGCGCCGGCCCTTCGCATTGCTCGATGAGGCACTGCGCAAGCTGCCGGCGCCCGCGGTGTCCAACTTGTGGCACCAGACGCTGCCGCAGATCCAGTACAGCGCGCCGGCCTCACAGCAGGGTCTACATCGGCTGCTGGAGCAGCACCGCGCGCAGGCGTTCCTGGCCGACGAGTTCGCCGATTGGCTCGGGCACACCGCCAACGACAGCCACAAGTACCAGGCGATGAGCCACCTCATGCAGGCGTACTCCAAGGCGTTCGGGACGCTGGCAGCGCCGGCGATCGCCGACAAAGACAAGAAGTATCTGCCGGTGAAGGATCCGCGCGTGCTCGTGTTCGCGACCTCGACGGCCGAGCGCATGCTCGAAACGATCACGGCCAGCCAGGCCGACAGCGGCGCCCTCAATCGATTCGTCACCGTTGTTGCCGAGCAGGACAGGCCGCAGAAGCGATACGGGCTCAAACGCGGGGCATTCGCACCGCCGCCGGCCGTAGTGCAGTTGGTTCGCTACGTTTCGCAGCTGAAGCCCGACACGCTGGTCACGCTGTCCGAAGACGCATGGCACCTTCACGATCAGCACGACTGCGCGGTGCTGGAGCCGCTGAAGTTCGCGGATCCCCGGCTTGCGGGTCGCTTGAATGAGCAGGCGCTCAAGATCGCGGCTCTGGTCGCGCTCAGCGATAGGCGAACGATTGTCGAGCCAGGCGACTTGGCCATCGCTTACGCGATCCGGGAAGGGCTGTATCACCGCACCGCGGCGCTGGTCGGTAACGACGGCGCGCTCAGCGGGCTGCACAACACCGGGCGCGCGCTGGAGCAGATCAAGCGCCAGCTGCAGAAGCATCCGTTTCTGTACCGCTCAAACCTTCCGAAGATCTCGCGCCCGTATGCGGGGCTGGCACTGCACGAGCAGCGGGCGGTGGAGAGGGCAATCGGGGAGCTGGGCTATGGGCGGATCGAGGGCGGTCGGATCGTCTCCATGCTTCATCAGGAGGCCGCATGACTCGGACGACTCGGGACGGATTCGGACAAAGCGTGTCCGAGAGACCAAACCCCATAAAACTAGGCTCTTTCTATAAAAAAAGAGAGAGATATTTAGAGTCGGACAGACACACACACCTGACGACAGGTGTCGGACAGGAGGGGTCCCCCCGTCCGAGCGTCCGAAACGTCCCGAATGTCCGAGAGATGGACGCTATCCCTCCGTCATGGGTGAGCCGAAGCCATCCCCCTCAATCGACCCCCAAGAAACCCAATGGCCGTTTGATATGAACCTAAGACACAGTGATGACACATCATCAGGCTTGATAATTTAACCAATTGATATATAAGGAATAGAAATGCGCAAACGCCACCAAAAACAAAACGGTACGACTTATGGCACGGGCCAGTCGCGTCCATTCGGCTCTAGCCAGCCCACGCCCACTATCCGGGAACCGCAAGCATGAGCGCCTTCAACAACGGCGTGCCCCTCGAAGTACTTGGCCTCGAGCGCGGGCAGTTCGAGGACGTCGCCACCTGGGCGAGCCGCGTACGCGAGCGGACCGAGTTCCTGAGCGGCGCGCCGGATGCGGCAAAGGATGGGTTCGATCTGGGCGGCCGTACGCAATCAGCCGCCGTGAACCGCTACTACGGCAAGTGGGACATCGAGGCGGGCAACGATGACGACCTCAAGGTACTGGCCACGCTGCATAGCGGCGCGCTCGATACCGTCCAGGAAGTGTTTGCGGCGATCAATGCCGTGGCCGTGGACGAGGACCCCAGCCTCAACAGCGCCGGCCGGCTGAAGATCGCGGCCCAGGTGATCGAGCCGAAGATCGCGCGCATGAATCAGTCGGTGTCCGCGCACCTGGGCCGCATCGATGAGGTGATCGCGGCCGAAGAGGGCGAAGTGCGCAAGGCCACGCGCGTCGTGGATCCAGTCGACCTGGCGTCCATGGACAGCATCCGCAGCTACTGGCGCAGCCCCGAAGCTGAGAAAGCACGCAACCTGCTGACCCTTCCGACGGATCTGACGGGCAGCGACGAGCAGGCCTACCGAAGCACGGCCGCGACCAATCTGGACACGGCAACCCTGCAGGCCCTGACCCTCGTCCCGCATTACGTGAGCGGCCTGACTGAGCGCCAGCACGATTACCTGCAGGCGGTGCTGGAGGAGCGCGTCGCGCCCGATCGCGTGAAGCGCGTGGCCGCACTGCGCAAGGGTAAGGCCCTGGTCATCCAGGCCACGACCGCGACCGAATCGCGGGCCAACAAGTTCATCGATTTCCGCAAGGCACGCGAGCTCCTCGAGATCGAAGCCAAGCGCCAAGCCAAACAGTAGGAATCCCCATGGCAAAGCTATCTCTGACCCCCGAAGAAACGTTCGATGCCGTCGTGCAGATTCCCGTGCCCGGCGCCAAGGCCGCACCGGTCAAGTTCAAGTTCAAGTGGCGCAGCCGCCCCCAGGTGCAGGAGTGGCTGGACACGCACGCCGACGCCAGCGATGCCGAGTTCGTGGCCAGTGCGACGACCGGCTGGGACCTGGACGACCAATACACGCCCGAGAACATCGAGCGCCTGTGCAGCGCATACGCCGGCGCGGGTGCCGCGGTGGTCGCTGCTTACCTGCAAGAGCTGGGCGGCGCTGCGCGCGGCCGCTGAGGAATAGACGATGGGCGACATTGCCAACCTGGGCATCAAGGTAACGACCACCGGCGTCAAAGAGGCGTCGAGGGATCTCGATGGCCTGACGAAAGACGGCAAGGAAGCCGAACGGCAGGCGTCGCGCGTTGCCGAAAGTTGGAAGAAGGCCGGCACCACCATCGGTATTGGCGTCGCCGCCGGTATTGGCGTGGCCGGCCTGGCGCTGAAGAAGTATTTCCAGAACACGATCGAATCGGAGAAGGTGCAGGCCCAGCTGGCGGCCCGCATCAAGAGTACCGGCCAGGCCGCGCGGCTCACGGTCGCGGACCTCAACAAGATGGCCGCGGCGCTCCAGTTCAAGACCTCATTCGATGACGAGGCGATCGGCGGCGCGCAGGCGATGCTGCTTACGTTCACGAAGATCGGTAACGAGACTTTCCCCCGCGCGACCGAAGCGGTCCTGGACATGTCGACGGCCTTGGGGACTGACCTCAACAGCGCCGCGCTGCAGGTAGGCAAGGCGCTGAACGATCCGGTGCAGGGCATCACCGCGCTATCGCGTGCGGGCGTCCAGTTTTCCGAATCGCAGAAGAAGATCATCAAGGACCTGGTCGACACCGGGAAGCAGGCCGACGCGCAGCGCATCATCCTGGGCGAGCTCGAAAAGCAGATGGGCGGCGCGGCTGCGGCAGCGCGCAACACGCTCGGCGGCGCTTTGCAGGCGCTCGGAAACAGTTTCAATAATTTGCTTGAGGGTGACAGCGGCGATAAGGGGATCCAGGGCACGCGCCTGGCGATCGAAAGTCTCAATGACACCCTGAACGATCCCGACGTGAAGCGCGGCGTGGATAACGTCGTGAGCGGCATCGCGCGCATCGTGGCTGAGTGCGTCGAGGGCATCGGCGCGCTGCAGCGATTCGGCCAGAACGTCGACACCGTCTTCAGTATCAGCAAGAAGGTTTCGTCCGGCGCACCGGTCTCCGACTTCACCGACCGCGAGCTGCAGGTCCGCACCGCCAACCTGAGCACGCAAAAATCCAACGCCAGGGCGAAAGGCGATACCGCCGAAGTCGCCCGGCTGCAGGGTCTGATCACCGCGGCCATTCGCGAAGGCACTCGGCGTAACATCGCCACGCTGTTCGAGGGCGTCACCGCGGAAGTCGGCGGTGGTCGAGAACTGGCCAACAAAGGTGGCAGCGGCGGCGGTGGAGGCGGAGGCGGAGGCGGACGCTCACGTTCCAACGGCGCTGCAGCCGCGGCCGCACTACGCGAACGCATCCTCGACACCGACAAACTCACGGCCGCGCAGATGCGCGCCGAAGATTCCCAGCTCTCCTGGTCCGAGACTGTGGCCGACATGGCCGCCGAATTGCAGGGACCGCTCGCCCAGGCCCAGCGCGAATACCAGAAGAACCTCGACGAGATCACCCGGCTAGAAGCATCGCGCCAGATCACCACGGCCGATGCCACCAAGGCCCGCGAGATCTATGCGCAGCAGCTTGAGCGCACTACCGCGGCGATCAATGAGCAGCTGACCCCGGCCCAAGAGCTGATCGGAAACCTGCAGCAGGAAATCAGTCTCCTGGGCAAGTACGGCATCGCCAAAGAGATCGCGATTGCCCAGCAATACGCCGGCAAAGACGCGACCCAGGCCGAACTGGCGTCGATCGCAGACCTTGTGGCGGCACGCAAAGCGGCGAACGATGCGGCGTATCAGGTCGACGAGTTCAACCGCGACGGCAAGGACGCGCTCTTCGACTTCGCCAGCGGGGCCAAGACAGCGAAAGACGCCGCCCTCGACTTCCTGGACAGCGTAGCCGATCGCTTGCTGCGCATGGCCACGGATAACCTGTGGGACAAGGCCTTCGGCGGCGCCAGCCAGGCCGGATCCAATGGCAGTGGGGGTGGCTGGTTGTCCGCGATCATGGGCTTGTTTTCGTCGAGCGGCTCCGGCGGCTGGGGCGACATGAGCGCCAGCGATTTTGGAGCGGCGGGATTCCGCGATGGCGGGGCCGCGGGTCGCCCAGCAATCAGCCGGCCGGTGTTCGCGTGAGTGTGTGCAACGTATGGGTATCGGACGGGAACGTGCTTGTCGCGGTCGACACCGCCGGACGTTCCTACCGGCCGGAAAATGACTACCGGGGCGAGCCCGGATCCAACTTCAGCAAGATCCTCACCATTCCGCACAGCGGCGTGCTGTTCGCCTGTCGTGGTGAAAAGGTCTTGTTCTACGACGTATTCCGCCAAGCCTACCTTGACCATGAGGCCGACAATTCGTTCGACGCCCTGGTAAGTCGCACGCCTGGTTTCATTGCCGAAACGCTTGCCCGCATCCCGGGCGACAAGCCGGACGAGGTGGAGTGCGTTCTTGAGCTTTACGTCATCGGCTGGTCAGACCGGCTGGAACGTATGTGCGCCGAGCTCTTCATCTTCGGGCCGACGATGGAGACGCAGCACACGCCCGCCGAAGAGCTGGGCGCGACGGTGGTGCCGATCGCAGAAGGAGAGGAAGAGGCCGCCCAAGCGATGCCACGCATGTCGACTCCGGAAACTTTCGTGCCTGATCTGTTCGAGCTGGTGAATCGCCAGGTCGCATATGGTCGGCACGAATATCCGGACGTTGCCTTTGGCGGCGATCTGATCCTCGCCGAAGTCCGCCGCTACACGATCAATCTGCACAACCTGGGGCCTCTCGAGTAATGGGCCGCAAGTGTTCCACGTGCAACCACCCAGAGCGTGACCAGATCGAGCTGGCACTGGCGAACAATCGCGCACGTATCG